AGATTAATTTTAGTAATTTTATAAGGATACTGTCTTTTAATATAAAACTTCTCTCTTTCTTTAAAATGTCTGTACAAAATATTAGACATCTCACCTGATGAGAAAACATCAACTAAGTCAAATATATTAGCTTTCTTTTTATCATCATGTAAACGAAGAGCACGACCTATTGATTGTATAATAATTTGTTCTGACTTAAATGAATCAGCAAATATAACATTGAAGATGGCATTAATCGAGACACCTGTAGATAATGTCCCAAAACTCGCACATAATACTTTGGTTTTACCATCGGTTTTATCCATTTCTTTTTTAATAACTTCTCTTTTCTTACCAGATATCTCACCATCAATATAATAAAATTCCTTATCAGAGCATTCTTTCTGTAACTTATTAAAAATACTTTGACCATATTCAATTGTATGAAATAGTAGTAATGTATTTGAGTCACATTTATCTACTATCTTTTTAATGAAGTCTAATCTTCTTTCAGAGATATGAATATAATCTTTTTCTAAATCAAATGCGTCTTTACCATTTCCACTTTTCTTTATTATATTAATTCTTTCAGCAAATTCAGAGTCATTATGATTCATTATCACAACTTTAATATCCATTGGTGTGATGATACCCTTTTCTTTTAATTCATTTGCGGAAACCTCTGTAATCTTTGGACCTAATACAGATTGTATGGTTAGTATTTCACAAGTATCATCTTCCGGAAAAGTACCAGAGACTCCAAATCTTGAATAAGCATGTTTAAAAGTATTTTCTAGAATAGATGTTATTGTCTTACTTTTTGAACCATGTGCCTCATCACAAGCCACCGTGTGAAATTGCTGAAAAAATGTTTTAGGCCACTTTTCTAAAGATTGATAAGTGCCAATATAAAAGTTAGGATTTTCAGTACCTGAGAATTTTCTTGGTCTATCTGACATTATTTCTTCTACTCTTATTTCATCATCTATTTTTATTTTAGATATTCTTTTAATTTTCATTTATTAATTCTTTTTTTAAAATACAATCAACTTTATTTATTTGCCAATATCCTATTTTTATCAATTTTATATTCTCATTTTTTAAAATTTGATCTTTTAATTTATCTTTTGATAATTGTTTATTATATGACTTAACACCACCAAAAAATTCTATAGGTTCATAATGTTGTCTACCATTAAACTCTATATATGTATTGTAATCTGGTATATAAAAATCAAAAATAAATCCATGATTTTTATATTGTTGTTTATATTTTAGGTTGTTATTTTCTAAATAAATTCTAATTTGTTTCTCTCCCTTTGTCTCATTACAATATTTACAACCTTTGCTATAATTCAAATAATACCCCGCCTTTTGTTCAAATATACCATGTTTCTTACAAATCAATTTAATATTATTATTAACACCATTATATTCTAAAATACTATGATCTATTTCTGGATGTCTTTCTAAACATTTTTGTAAAAAATATTCTTTGGAATGTGAATTATTTTCATTTCTACATATTTTACAACCATTACCATTTAATAGATAACTAGGATACGTTTCAAAATCTCCATGTTTTGTACAAGTTATTATAACCTTTTTATTAAAAGAAATAAAAATACAATTATCATAACTTAAATTATTAAATTTTTTACTAATAGAATCTATAAAAAATGTTTGGTCATATTTTTTTCTTTTAGAACATTTTGGACAACCCTGTCCACTTAAATGTCTATCCTTTTTAATATTAAAATCACCATGTTCTTTACAAATAACTTTTAGAAATTGACCATTCATAAATCCATCTTCATATACTAATTCACTATGAATTTTAATTAGATAATTCTTCAGGTCAAACTCTGTCCATTTTTTACCCTTACAAGAAATACATCCTTGTCCTTGTAATAAAGATCGTATTTGTAATTCTTTTATTCCATGATTACATTTTATTTTTATTTTCGATCTAGTATCTATTACATCATCATCAAAAATAAAATCATATTTATCTCCGTGTATTTTATATAACTTATCTTTTATCTCACCAATAGAATATTTAATATTACATATTTTACATCCTTGTCCTATTATATGCTTAGATGGAGTTTGTAAAAATCCACCATGTATTTTACATATTATTATTGTTTTTTTGTGATAACCGACATACTCAAACTTTGAGTAGTCATAATTATTACTGTGCTTTTCTTTGAATTTTTCTAAAATCTCATTTTTCTCCAGTTTTCTCATATTTCGTCTAGCTCAGTTAAATCTTTTGCAAAAATTTCTCCTCTATTTTTTGTTATTATTTTATCATTTGGTTTTAATTTTAAAATAGTATTATCAACCAATTCTATCTCCAAATAATAATTATTATATATATTAGTAATATTGTTCTCTCCGTGGAAATTTTTTAATAAATCATCATAGAACTGAGTAACTAAAGTAATTGATGGAACTATGATAAGAAACTTAGCATCTGGATTCATATTCTTTAATGTATAAAACATTACTATAGATATGATTAGTGACTTACCACCAGATGTAGCAACCTCTGCCATACAGAATCTATTTTTAAGTATTTTAAATGCTGATTCTATTTGATGTTCATAGGGTGTAAAAGGAACCCATTGACCATCTTTAGTTTTAACTTTATGATCCTTAAAGAATTCATTACAGAAGTTTTTAACCTTTTCTAATGTTACATCTTTGTTTAGTGGAAAGTCTTCTTTATTTTCTAAAATAAAAGGAGCATCAATTTCTTTACATCCCCTCATAGCTTCTTTCCAAAGACCTATATTTACTCTACCATTTTTGAAATAGGTTTGTTGTCCATTCCAAACACCCATTTTAAATGCTGGCATATATCTATATCCTTTGACATGACGAGTTAACCAAAGACCAACTTGGTGGTATTCAATTCTAGTTGCTGACGTAACAACTATTTCTTCAGTTTCTTTATCATATCTAAATTTCATCTCATTGTTATATATAAAATAATACTAAGTGTTTAAATTTGTGGAATTTTTGAGGTTTTTTATAGAGGGAAGATAAAGAAATAGATATATAATAAAAAATAAACTAAATTATGAGTATATTATCATTCTTTAAAAATCTATTTGGAAAGAAAGAAGAAGCTATTACTATAGCCGAAAAGCCAGTTGTAACAGTTGAAAAAACTGAGGCTCCTAAAGTTGAGAAAGCTAAAGTTGAAGAACCAACTAAAGTAATTGAAAACAGATTAGCTGAAATAGCTGCTGAAAAGAAAGAAGAGAAAAAAGTTACTGCTAAAGATATTAAGTCTAAAGCAAAGACTGAACCTAAGACTGAAAAACCAGTTGCTAAGCCTGCTGCGAAGCAAGTTAAACCAGCTACAAAAACAGTTGCTAAACCTTCTGCTAAACCAGCTGTGAAAAAAGCTAAACCTTCTGAAAAGAAATAATTAGATTTTTTTGTAAAAAAATTAAACCCACTTTTTAGTGGGTTTTTTTATTAGTCTAAATCTCCGACTTGAACCGTTTCTTTATTGAAAATGAAAATTGAAACTTCCTTAATTGATTTAACCGCCTTCTCGGAAGATGATCCAGGTAAATCAGTTACATCTTTTATTTTCTTAGTTATATCTGTAGATGTTTTGATTAGATTCACATCTGTATTATCGGTATGTATTTGGATTTTATAATCAACATTCAACATTTTTAACTTTAAATGAATATCTTCTATATCTTCTATAAATTCTTCTAAATTTCTATAGTTCAAATTTTTGGCACCTATGTAAAGATAACCACCATCCCAATTTGGATAATCCTCAATATCATTTGTTTGGTCTAAAATAGGTTGAATACAATCCATAATATCATTATAAGATACTTTTATATCATACGCACTAAAGAATGATTCTTGTGATCCATCAGCAACAACATTTTGAAAATATTGAGAGTAGTCTTCAGAAATTGAATCTATTAGATTATCTAAAGCTCCTTTAGTTTTACTACTAAAAATTCCTTCACCCGGAGGTGGAACTTTTGATATAAGATTACTTTCAATGTGTTCTATCAAAGGTTTGAATATCTCATCCCAATCAACAGGATTGACTAATGGATGTTTTGTCCATGTTTCTTGTTTTGATTCTGTTATTAATTTAGAAAACTTTTTCATTTCTTATATATTATATATAAGAAGTGAAATACTTAAAAAAATACAAAATATTTGAATCTGCTGATGATAATGATAAATACCTATTGAATCTTAGCTCAGCTAATTCACAAATTAGTCCTGAAAGATGGATAGATTATCCTAATGTATCTGATGTGATTAAAAGAGGTGCTAGTTCATGGTCACTTTATCCTATGTTAAATAAACTAACAAGAATTCCAATTTCGGTTAGAAACTTATCTAATAATGAGATTGCTAATCAAATAAGAGTAAGAGGAATTGGACCTATGAGATTAGGACAAGAATATGATGAGGAAGTTTTTCTTTCCAAAGATTTATTTCCCAAATTTCATAAGGTATTTGGAAAGTTTAAGCGACTACCTATTGAAAAGAAAGTAGAGTTTATGGCAGAACTCCAATCAGAAGATTATGTATTTTGTCCTAATAGTGATATTATTAAAATAATTGATAAAAAAGATTTGGAATATGAATTAGATATGATATCTAGTAAGTTCCAATATTTTTTATTAGGAGAATAGGTGTCTTAAAGAAGAGAAATAGAAATATCAAAATGTTCTTTATCTAAGAATCTATACCAATTTATCCATTCTTTATATTTTCTACTTGGATTAGATGGTATATTCTTTATATACTTTGTTAATTTTTTCCACTCAGATGCTGATTTTATATTATTATCAATTGCTATTTTTTTACACTCATCATATGATATATAATTTATAATTTTCTTATCAAGAAAACTATTCCAACTTATCCATTCTTTATACCTTCTTTCTGGATGTGTCGGTAAATCTACTTCACTTGAGTATTTATACCATTCTGATGCTGATTTTATATTATTATCAATTGCTATTTTTTTACATTCATCATATGATATATTATATTTCAATCCATCACTCCATCCATCTTTTAGATATGTTAAGAATTCTTCTTCTCTAATATATCTTATTTCTCCATCTTTATTGACCCACTTTCTACCCATCAAAGTTTTTGATATTTTATTTTTTATATCAGACATTATATCATTCTTAGTAATATACTCCTTTATTTTTGACGTCTTATAGCTACCGTTTTCTTTTCTAGTCTTGACCATTTTTAAGGCAGATCTCTGAAAATGATTTAAGCCATTTTCATCAATATCATTTAGTCTCCTTTCAACAGATTTTTTATGATACCCACCATATGATTCATTAGTTCTATTATAAAAAAAATCATTATTTTCAACGTCATTTTTTATAAGATATTCTTTTTCTATTTTTCTTATCTCCAAATATTCAGAAACCAAATGATATGATAATATTTTCCTTTTAAAATCATTTGGTCTCTCTTTATACTCCTTTTTGATGTCTATACCACCAAATAGATAACCATCATTAATACTACCATAATGTGACCCAATATAAAATTTATTCAATTTAATATCTTCCCATTGATAGATAAAAGAGTTATACTCCTTCTCATCATCGTTTATATAATTTTCCATATTGTATATATAAAATATACATCAACCCCTTGGATATGTGATTTATTTTTTGGTCTTTTTACTATCTCTCTTTTGTATTATCTCATCAACCATTCCATATTTCTTAGCATCTTGGGCGGACATCCAATAGTCTCTATCACCATCCTTAAATACCTTATCGTAGTTTTGTCCGGTCTTCTCTGATATAATTTCATAAAGTTCTCTTTTTAGAGAGTTAATCTCTCTTGATTCAATTTCTATATCAGTTGCTTGAGCATAAGATCCAAATCCAGTCATCGGCTGGTGAATCATTGTTCTACTTCTTCTAAGAGCTCTTCTTTTACCTTTTGAACCAGAACATAATATAACTGCTGCCATTGACGCAGCTAGTCCCGTATTGACTGTAATGATATCTGGACTAACATAATCCATAACATCTAATAAACCTAATCCACTATAAACAGATCCACCAGGAGAATCAATATAGATTTTAATATCATCATCATTTTGTGTCTCAAGATACATTAACTGAGCTTTAATGATATTACATATATCTGAATCTATTTCAGTACATAGAAATATTATTCTATCATCCAGAAGCTTTGAGAATATATCTACAGACATTCCGTTACTTTCAATTAATTGAGTTGTGTTATTTCTTATATTTAGTTTTTTAAAGTAGTCATTAAGGTAAGTGGTGCTCACCATTTTATCATTTGCAAATTTTCTAAAGTCGTTCATTCTTGGATTGTTTTTGTTTTTTATAAATAATAGGAGTAAAAGTTTAATATATAAAAGATATTAGTACTGTCGAATTTTAATATTTGATAATTAATATATACAAAAAAATAACTATTTATATGAAAACTACAATAGAAATGAACGGTTACGAAATCGTTATTGAAGAGACAGCTGGTATGTTATCAGTTACTGCTATGAAAGACGGTGAGACTGTTGAAGAATTTTCTCTTGAAACTGATGCTCAAGGAGCTGAAGAAACTGAAACCGAAGAAGGCGGAGAAGAAGTAAAATCATTCGGTGATTTTGGTGGTGAAGAAGAAGATTTTGGTGGTGAAGAAGGATCTGAAGACTTAGAAGATGAGTTACAAGACGAAGAAGAATCTCAAGACGAAGAAGAATCTCAAGACGAAGAAGAATCTCAAGACGAAGAAGAGGAAGAAAAAATGGAATCATTAAAGACTTTCGAATCTTTTTTAAATAAAAAGAAATAATTTTATATGATTAAAAGATTTAATCAATACATCTCAGAAAATAAAGATTCTGACTATTTACTTTATTATGCCTTTGATTGGGATGATAATATTCTTAATATGACTACTGTCATACACATGGATAAAAAAGTAGATGGTGAGTGGATACCAACTGATGTTTCTACGGCTGAGTTTGCGGAAGTCAGAGGAGACAAAGAAAATTGGAGAACACAAGAAGATGCTTTCTCTGATTTTAGAGATGATGGACCCAAAGGTATAAATGCTTTTTTAGATGATGTTAAAAAATCAATATCTATGAAAAGATTTGGACCAGCTTGGAATGATTTTATTGAATGTCTTTCAAATGGATCGGTATTTGCTATTATAACGGCAAGAGGACATGAATCAGAAGGAATGAGGTTAGGTATTGATTGGATAATTGATAATATTTTAACAGAGGATCAATTATATTCTATGTATAATAATCTTTTGAAATTTGCTTACTTATTTAAACAAGATATAACACAAGAAAGAATACTTAGAGGTCAACCATCAAAAAACGAATTGGTTAAAATGTATTTAGACACATGTGATTTTGTTGGTGTTTCTTCTCCTTCAAGAGGTGGATCTCCTTCAAATCCTGAAAAAGCTAAAGAAGAAGTTCTTTTAGAGTTCAATGATAAGATTAATAATTTTGCTGGATCATTAGGAATGAATGCTAAAATAGGTTTTTCAGATGATGATTTAAAAAATGTTAAACACATTGAAGACTTAGTTGATAACCTACACAATGAAAGGTTTCCTAATATTAAGGAGGTTGTTGTTAAGGGTACTAAGGATCCTTTAAATATAACTAAAAAAGTTAGAACATTTCCTTCAGATTTAAATACTGAATTAAATTCAACTAATACAGTTGTAGAAACTCAATCTAATTTTGGTGGAGGAGCAGGTGATCCAATGTCATCTTCTATTATGCCTTTTACTAATTTTAACACACTAGCAACAGGAGAACTTTCTAGTAACACTTTACAAGGTGGTTCTGAGAATAATCCTTTTAGAGATAGATTAAAAGCTCAAACAAGATTTTTAACAAAAACAACAAAAGAAATTTTTAAGAATCGTAAAAAAAAGATTAAATAAAAAGTCCTCTAAATAAGAGGACTTTTTTTATCTACAAATTCTACATCATTTACTAATATACTACGCAGTATACCATCATTCATTCTAACATAATAATCTCTTGGTGAATAATCCTCAAATGTTAAAGTTTGACCCACTAGGTCTTTATACCAAAATGTATCATAGCTACACTTTACTATTTTAATTTTTTTATCAAATGCTTGCATTTCTTCCATGATTTTTTTATATATACTTTTATGAGATATTTATCAGATTATTTAGACTATATTTTAGAGACTGTTAAAAGTAATACCTCTCAATTATATTATTCTGAAAAATTCAGAAGTTTACTTAAAAAAATAGAAAATAAATCAGAAGTTGCTAAACTACTTCTTTTATCTGAAAGATCTAACCAAGTTCTTACACAATATACATTAATAGACATAACTGATAAGAATGATACTATTTCATTTGTTCAGGTAAATAGAATATTGAGAAAATATCCTGAAATGGATATTGATAAAGAGTTATTTACAAAAGGTGCTTATATAAAAATGGATGGATCTGAGTTCTGGAATGAATCTAGAACTGAAATGAATGTTGGTAGATGGTCTAGAAGAACATTCTCAGAAGCTGGTAAATCTATTCCAGATTCAGACATTGAAAAATTTGTTAATTTATATAAAGCAACATTTGATAGTAAAGATGAAGATAATTCTAATTTACAATTATTATCTGGTGAAGATATTAGACACTGGTATTTAGAAGATAATTATGAAAATAGAAAAGGCCAGTTAGGTGCTTCTTGTATGAGATATAAAAGCTGTCAAAACTATTTAGATATCTATGTTAAAAATCCTAAAGTTTGTCAAATACTAATTCTAAAAGGTGACGATGATAAGATAACTGGAAGAGCTCTTATTTGGAAACTATATCATCATAAAGAAGGTAGACAATTTTGTAAAGAAGATTACTACATGGATAGAATTTATACAAATAATGATTCTGATAAAATATTATTTCAAGAGTGGGCTGATAAAAAAGGAATGAGATATTATGGTCAATCTAAAACAGATTGGATTATGTATGTTAAATTAGATAATAATGATTTTGAATATTATCCTTATATGGATACATTTATTTGTTATAATAATGAAAGTCTACTCCTATGTAATGATGAATCTCTTTGGCCGGAAGGTGGTTATATTAAAATTCAAGAAACTGACGGTGGTTATATATCAGATAATGTTGTTTGGTCAGAATGGTATAGTGAATATATATCAAAAAATAGTGCTGTTTATTGTGAAAATGTAAATGACTTTCTATATAGAGATGATGCTAAATACTTAGAATATAAAGATGAGTATGCTGCTCCAACCGATGATGTTGTTCAATCGCAATATCATAATGAATGGTTTTTCTCTGTAGATGTTATTTATTCAGAGATGTTAGGTGATTGGTTATATCCCAAAGATGAATCAGTTATTAGAGTCAGGATATCTACCGATGGTGTTGATTATTGTGTAAAAGATAGAAAAGATCTTTACATTGAAATAGATGGTAAGTATTATAGTAGAAAAAAGTATATAAAAGATCCATATACAAACGAGTATACTTTTTTATATGATGATGATAATCATGATAAACTTTATGATAAATTAGAAGAAGAACTAATTGATAAAGAAAAAAGAGGTTTAGACTACAGAATTATAGTAAGACCTATTGTTGTAGAACAAGTAAGAACAATTAATAGAGAAGGTAAATTCAATAAAGAAGATGTTATAAGAGAAATAGAATCTAATGATATGTTTAGAAAACAATTAAGAGGTGTTTATTGGGGATTGAGTAAAGATAATATACCGGTAGCTGAAGATATCATACCTGCTCTTTTTGCTTGGATGACGCAGAAAAATGGATTCAATCCTAACTATAATGTATCAGGTTTAGCTCTTAGTGGATTCAAAGATAATATAAAAACATTTTGCGTTAGCGGTGACAAAATAGATGAAGAATTACAAAAAAAATACCATATCTGGTTTGGAACAGATACAAGAATAATTAAAATCATATCAAAAATATGTAATACATTTGATTATGAATTATTTGGTACTGATGTTTATAAGAGATATTTATTTCTTACTTTTTAACACATCATTGATTTTAATATCTCTTTCAATTACCTTCTGATTCATATAATACCATCTACTGAAGTCGTGAAAGTAGTAAATGAATTCTTTTATAGAACCATCTTCATTAGTTTCTGCTTGACAGGTCTGACCCATCATAAATTGATTAAAACTTTCTTTCCATTCATTTGGAATATCAGAATCTCTAACATCTCTTTTACTTTCGTGCACTTCTTTTAAATTCATAATACAAATATACTAAATAATTTCCGAAATTAGTATTTTAAATATTTTATTTTTCTTTTTATATGGTATTCTTAATAATTTAATATTATTTTCCGAACACCATTTGCTTTTTATATCATCATTTTTTTTGATTCTTTTTAATGTTGATTCACCACCAAATATTTTAGATGATCTATAATGTAATTCTCCATCATATTCTATACATATTTTATAATCAGGTAAATAAAAATCAAATGGTAACTCTTTGATGTTTTTACAAGTTTCAAATTTCTTTTCTCTTATATAATTGATTGAATTTTGATCTAAAAATTCTTTTATTTTTTTTTCACCAAAGGATTTTCTATTAGTCTCACATCCTAAAAAATCTAAATATCCAATCCAATTATTTCTATAAACATAGTCTGGTCTTTTTGGCAAAAACTCTATATTATTATTCTCTATGTAATTTATATACTCGGATTGTTGTGTGAATTTTATATCACTTATAAATTTTTTAGCCTCTTCATATGTTAAAAATAAATTACACTTGTGTATAGGTGGTGTTTTTTCAATAGATAGGAACTTCTGCCAACCTTCCCATTTATTTTGTTTTTTATATACATGGTCTGGTCTATTTGGAATTTTTTTATCAAGGTTATTCTTAGCAAATTCGTAAAATTCCTTTCTATTATTAAAATTTAATTTTTTAACAAAAATCTTACAGTATTCATAATCATAATACACTCTATTATTAAATGATTCATTATCAGATCCTAACCAGTCTGATAATGAAACCCATTCTTTAGAATATGTTTTATTTGGATTGGATGGTATATTATAAATATCAGACTTACCCTTTATCCAATTATACCAGTCGATTGTATTTCTTAACCTCTGTTCTCTTACAATTATTCTAGCATCATTAAATGATAAATACATAAACATTATATCTATTTTATAATATATATTAAAATTGATTGCCCTTATTGTTAGAAAAAACACAAATGGATAAGAATTACATAAATGACATATTTCAAAAAATCCTTAATAAGGAGTTTACTTCCAATCATAGAAGGAAGATAGTTTCTTACTCGGATCGTTTAAATATATGCTGTCCGTATTGTGGTGATGGGAAATCTGAACACAAAAAGAGAGGTAACTTTTACTATAACCGTTTAATCTTTATTTGTTTCAACTGTGATAAGAAAACTACATTTGATAGAATGTGTAAGGATTTCAATGAACAATTAGATCCTGATAAAAAATTAGAAATGATTGAACACTTAAATAGTGTTATGACTTATTCTGATTATGAAGGTGATTTTGTTGATGCTAAGTTTGAAAATTTAATTGATTTAACAGAACTTGAAAGGGTTTTTAGTGCTGATTTAACACCTATATCTGATTTCAAACCTATTCAAGTTAATGGTGGAGTTTATAAGTATTTAGTTGGTAGAGGAATACCACCTGAATATCATACAAATATTTATCAAGCTAAGTATTGGAAAAATGAAGATGAATCTGAATGGATTATAGTTTCATTAAACAGAAGAGGTAATAAAGTTTTAGGAATGCAAACACGTAATCTAAAAGAAGGTAAGCGCCGTAGTTTCAAAATTTATAACTATGAGAATCTACTTGAATGGGTAAGTCTTGGTAAAGACTTACCAGAACAAGATATTACTGAATTGGTTATTTATAATAAATTATCTTACTACTTTAACATTTTAAATGTTGATTTAGGAGAAAAAATAACTGTATTTGAAGGATATTTAGATTCTTTATTCTTTCCTAATTCAATTGGATTGGTTGGTGTGAATACTGATTATAGATTCTTAGAAGATAATAATTTAGATATTCAATACTTCTTTGATAATGATGAAGCTGGTTATAAAAAGTCTGAAGAAAAGGTAAAGGAGGGATTCTCTGTATTTTTGTGGAAAAAGTTATTTGAAGATATAGTTGATAAAAAGAATGTAGAAGATCCTTTTAGATTATTACATAGAATAAGTAAAGTAAAAGATATTAATAAGCTAGCTGAATTAGTACCGGATCCCTATAAGAAATTGAATCTGGAAGACTTTTTTAGTAAAGATGTATTAGACATCAAATGGATTCCAAAGTTCAGGAGAAAGAAAAGAGATGTAGAAGTTGCTGATTATAATAAAAAGTTTGATTCTATAAAAAATCTTTAATTTATATTAATATATAGATTATGATAATTTTACCAGATACAGGTTGGACAAATATAGATGGTCGTTGGTTATACCGAGAAGGATCAAATGGTAGAATCTACTATAAATTAAAAGGTGCTAATAGAATTTATTCTGAAAAGGAATATAAAAACCTAACCTCAGTAACTACTTCAGATACATTTAGAGATAAGTATAAACATCTTACTTGGAGATAATTAAATAAACAATTTATTTATATTTTTATATTTCTTATTTTTCATTGAAATATAAGTTTTGAATTCTATATTACCTCTTTCATTATTACAATCCTTACAACAAACTATTAAGTTAACTTGACAGTTATTACCACCATCAGATATTGGAACTATATGGTCTGCTGTAGCATTTCTATCATTTAGTTTAGTTTCACAGTAAAGACATTTCGCGTCTTTGTGTTGTTCTATAAATTCTTTAGCGTATCCGCTAGTTCTTCTTTTAACATTTTTACCATTGTATTTAAGTCCAATAACTACAAAATCTTCCATCATTTTGTATTTCTTTCTATAAATCTCACATGATTTATAATTTTTATTTAGTGTTACTGTTCCTCTGATAATCAATTTCCACCTGGAGTAAAAGTCTTTATCTACTGATAAGAAGTGTGGATGTTCTGATGTATATAGAAATTTTAGTATTCTTATTAATCTCATAATTTTTTCAATAAGTTATATATTGAAAAATGTTACTTTCCTAAAATTATATATATCTTATAAAAAATAATAATATTACTATGAATTTACCTAAAATTGGAGACATTAAAAAATGGTCATTTGGTGAAATGACTTCTAATCCTGATGGAAAAACATCAGTAACATCTACATCTGGATTTATGATTGTAACTATTGGTAGCCTATCTTTTTTACTTGGAGTAATTGACAGAATGTTTATTGATAAAAGTATGGATGTAATTAATCAAGCTGTTGCTTTTACAATGATTGGTGCCGCCCTAATTGGTTATAAGAATTTTACAGGAAGTAAAGT